CAATAGCTTTGTTACTTACGCCAGTTGCATTAACTTGGATGAATACAGTTTGACCAATACGGATAGCAGCTGTGGTTGCACCTGCATCAGCAATGGTAAATGTTCCAACACCACCAGCAACAGCAGAAGCTGTACATTGTGTGTATTTGATGTGAAGACGACCTTGCTCAGCCCATCTAATTTGGTCAGAGTTTGAAGGCATCTCAGCACCTACAAGGCGAAGGAATGAAGAAATAGTACGATTACCATAACGCTCAAATTCTTTCTCGTAAGTATCAGGAAGATACTGGTTCAAGAAGTTAAAGTTGGTAATATAGTTTGTTGAAAGAGCCACTCTCTCTGCTGCCGGTTGCAGCGCGAATGTTGGCGTGTTTAATAATGGCATTTTTTAAGAATTTAATGTTTTACAATCTTTTTGCACTCTTGATTTTTAGACTTTTCCCAGAATCAGGGTTCACCTCTTTAACCTGGAATCCATCATTACCCTTAGTTGCCTCATTTGCTTTACGCTCAGACATATTGATATTCTTAGTCTTACGCATAAAGTCATCTGCTGCATCAGCTGCGCCTTGCTCATAAAAGTGCTTGGCGAAGCGCTCAGGGTTCATTGCAACCGCTAGCGCTTTATGGTACCCTGCTGCGTCTTTTATCATCCCTGTTTCGTCGAGAAACTTCCCGATAAAGCTTGAGGGATTAGAGTGTAACCTCTTCAACTCAGCAGCATCACCAGGATTGAAAAGAAGCTTTCTGTTATTGACATTGAACTCAAAACCTTTGAATCCTGAGTCAAAAACTTCATTAGTCTTATTCTCAAACCATTGACGTTTGCGATTATTTTCCTCTTCGTAAGTTTTAGCATTTCTGATATACTCACGATATGCATTGAACTCCTCCTTCTCTTCTTGAGAAACACCTGCCGTACTCGACTCAAGGGGCATTTTATATTTCTCCTTCTGTGTGGTGAAGAATTTCTTTGCTTCATTTACAGCTTTCTTTCTTGCAACTTTAGCCTTTTTGATATAGCTTTCATCGTCAAGGTCCTCATCGTATCTGTACTCATCCATCATCATATCGACATCATCTTCGTCGAGACCTTCTTGGGTTGATATCAGATACTCTTTTAAAAGCTGTTCTTCCGGCACGGACTCAAAGTCCTTATTCAACTTGAGAAAGTCCTCAAAGCCCCTGCCTGTTTCTTTTCTATATTTCATATAAGCAGCTACATCCTCAGGCATATCCTCTGCGCCTTTGCGCTCAGACATAAGCTCATCGAATGAGTTAATCTGCTTGTTGTATCTTTTTCCTATATATGAAAGAACGTCTTCTTCTCTTAGGTCAATCTCTTGCTGCGGCTCAGGAATATAACTATCCTGTGGAGCATCTTGAAATTGTTGTTCGTGCTTCTCTAAAAGCTCTTTCTCTACCTCTTGAACACTTTTTTGTTCACCGGTTTCGACTAATTTTACTGATTTAAATTCCATTTGAGTAAATTTATTTGTTGCAAAAATATAAAATAAAAATTAGATTCACACTATCTTGGGTTAAATTCTGCTAAATCAAAGCCATCTAAACTATCTTCATTGGACTCGAAGTTTACCGGAGGTAAGTTGTTCTTCCTTTGGTTTATCAGTTTTGACTGCTGAGTGTTCTGAATGCTTATGCGTTTGTTCTTCTCATCCTCTTTGTTTTTCTCACGCATAGCAAGTGTACCGTATTGCATCTCATGCAGCTTCACGCTATACTGGAACTCCTCTGCCATTAGTCTTGACTTGATTTGAGACTCAAATTCCATCTTCTTCATCGCCATCTCCATCTCTGTCTGTATGACTTGGGCTTTTGCTTGCGCTTCCAACTGTATCTTTTGCACTGCCATCTGTGCTGCCATTTGCTGTGACTGCATTTGCTGCTGCGACACCATTGCTTGCTTTTGCATTTGCATCTTCTCCATCTTCTCGGAAGTCTTTATACGCTTGACTTTGAGCAGTTGGTTTGCGAGTTTGAGGTTTTTAAGTTCTCGAATATCGATAGCATCCTCAAGGTTAATGTCGCCTTTCGATAAGGCCATGTTGATATTCGCTTCGAGTTGCGCTCTTTGCTCTTCGTCCGGTGCAATCTCAATAGAGATACCAAAATCATATAGGTAAAGGTCTTTAATTTCGTTAAGTATTGACACGTTGTACCTGCCTATTCTTGTGGCGAAGTCTTCTTTGAAGTCAGCGTACTCTAATATGTCAGCTACGCGATAAGTGATGGCTTCTGCCAAAGTGCGGTAGATATATAGACCACTCTCCAGGATATGCCTTGTTGCTGTGTTTGAGTTGAGCGCTGCAAGCTTCTGTAAGCCAACCAATGAGTTCGGGTCAGGTGTTGAGCCATCCCTTGCCTCATTAAGCCCTGTAACGGTCCGTATCATGTCCATATAGTGCTGGTAGTTAGCCAACAGCATCTGTGTCTTTGCCGCTCCTGAGTTTGACGTGAGCTGAGTAATTGGCACCCTCGCATTATTGAAGTCACCATCTTGGGTGAAGCTACGCCCGATGACACTACCTGTTTGGAAGTAGAGCCTTAATGCATCCTCAGGATTATAGGCATTGCCAGTTCCAAGGTCAACCTCATTGAGGCCGTCAGCGTCAATGAACACACCATCAGGGACAATGCGGTTAATGACCTGCTGTAGCTTTAGATGGGTGATTTGGATTAGGTCAGCAAATGGTATCATCCTGCGAACTAAGCTCTCGATAACACCTTTGTACATCCTTGGCGCGCAAGCTACGAACATTGGCATAGCGTGTTGTGCTGATGACTTAGGTCTGACCATATTCTCGGCCATCTCCCACTTGAGCAGGTAATTGGTGCCCATTACCATGATGCCTTCGTACCATACGTCAACAGTCTTCTCAACTTTCTCAAAGCCACCCTCTTCCATCATCTCTTGTGGAGGATTGAACTCATCGTCCTTTGGAATCATCTTGAAACCACCTTGCTCTAATGTTTTCTTTTTATAGACAATTTTTTTGGTTGTCTTATAATTAAAATAGAGCAGAGTGCAAGTATCTCTAAAAAATAAACTATTCTCATAATATCTTGCTACGTTATAATAGTCATACCATGACTGACTGTACGCTGAGATTTGCTCTAGATCGTCTCTTGTCAGCTTTGGATTTATCTTGTATAGCTCAGTGAGCGGAACGGTCTTGATTTCACCCCAATAGAACACATCTTTAAAGAATGGGTCCTCGGTATAATTATGGACCACATTAGCTGGGTCAACATAGGACACCTTGACACCTTCTCCTAGCAAGAACTCATGCTTTGCTACGGCCATGCCTAAGACGGTCATGTCATAGTCAAGGCGCTTTCTGATGTCATCGTAGTGGTTCTCGTCAAATATTGTGCTGATGGCTACCTCCTCTGCTATCTCAATTGCAGGCTTGTAGTTAATCTGCATATATAATGATAGTTCTTCATCATTCTCAGGAAGCTTCTCAGGGTCCATCATAAATGGATCGGCACCGGTAAACTGTTGGATTTTTGCAAAGATTTCTTTTCCTGCCATTTGCGTCTCAATCATGTCTTGGTACTTATTGCGCTTGGCAAGTGACATTGCGTCCTGCGCATAAGCCTTTGGCTTGAAGAGTCTGTCTGACATACCGTTTACAACAATGTCAACGAACTTTGGGATAACAGGAACTGGTGTCCAGTCAATATTCAGGTACGACAAATCGCCATCAATAGCAAGTTCATTTTTGTACTTTGCTACTGACTGCTCTCCTCTTGCATAAAGCTTGAGCTTATGGAAGTCTCTCCAACGGCTGTAGTACCTACATGAGGTTCCGTCTTTTCTAAACCACTCATACTGTATAGCTTGCCCTACTTGTAAACCATAGCCTTCAGATGCTTTCTCTTTATCTGTTGCCCATTGGTTAGGGAAGTTTGTGTACTGAATATCAATTATTATATCTTTCATTTCATTAGTTGACTTGTTAATCCATCGTTTGAATATTTAGCAAAGTTAATAATAATTTTTGATTCTTTCTTTTCAGGCATATAAAGGTGCTTTTGATTTGCCATTATAGCCAGTCCGGAACTAATCGTTGCGTCAAATCTCGTTCTGTCATTTATATCAAACTTTGCCCAATCCTCAAGTGTTCTGATGAAAGGCATACTGCCAATCACGTCAGGGTCTCTATATGTTCCTGTAAGGTCAAATCCGACATACTTCTCAATATATGACTCAATAGCTGCTGCGTGTGACTGCTTGACATCCTCTGATGAGTTAGGTATGCCACCAAGTTCACGCTCAGTTTTAGTGAGCTTATTAAATTGTTTGTCGGGTCGATTCATACAAAATCCTCTATATCCCCTGTTTTTAAAATGGTATAGTAATCGTGGTTTGTTATTCTCTATAAGTATTGGCATACCATAGAAAACACAAGCCATTAGTATTTCTTCAAAAAATATCTCTGCGGTTTGTGGTCTTGCTACATATTCTAAAAAGAACTCATTGGTTGGTGCATCATCCATGTGAAACTTTGTCATTCCGTGAAGCGATCCACAGGACCCTCTGCCTCCTACTACTGCTGATATGTCGTATGGGTCACATCCGAAGGAGCCAAGATGCTCATTCCCTGGAAAATTGATGCCATTCTTGACATACACATTATTTATGTAGTGCGCAGGAGGAAACCAACTGATGGCAAATCTGCCACTTCTATTTGGTGTCCATATAACTTTTGTGTCCTTTATCCCATCTTTCCATGAGAAGGAGCCTCTTGTTATGTGCTGCCCTATTACCAATGACTCATTGTAATCAATTTGCTGATATATCTTTGTAAGGTTGAATAGCGCCTGCTTACTCTCGTCTCTGAATGCGTGTGACTCTGTTCTTGGAAACTGTCTGTAGAACTCATTGAGTGCATCTGCATCATTTTTTAGCGAGTCTACCTCATTCTCCCAATAGTCAATCGCTCCATTTTTGATGATACCACCATCTACTCCTTCTATTGGCTCCTCCGGCTTTCTGAATACTGGATACCCATATCGGTCAATAAAGCCCTCCATGTTCCACTCCATAGGAATAAATAGTCCGTACATCCCACTCTTTGTCTGTCCGTTAGCGTTTCTTACTGTTGCATCTGAGTCGTAGTATAGCGTTTTGAAATTCTCCCCACCTTTATTAAGTGCATTTGAGGTTGACCCCATCATGCATTTACCGATAATCTTACTACCTAATCGCAAGCAGGTTTTTGTTACGCGCCAATTGTTGAGAATGTTATTTGGCTTAATCCATTTGCCACTCTCATCATGCGCCAGGAATAGCAGCTTCTCACCATCATAAGAGTTGTCCTCAGTATTCTTCCAGTCAATACTTGTGTCCAATCCTACTATGTCGTTTTCACCAATCTCATGCATATTCTTCTTGGTAATCTTTGATGCCGGTACGCGGAATCCAAGCTCTGTCTTTGGCTTGTCCATACCATCCATAATAGGCTTGAAGAAGAACGGCAACTTACTGTTAATAGGCACTACTTTATCTGTGAACATCTTCTTGGCATCGGAACCGGTCTTTGACAAGATTCCGAGACGCGCATCCTTTGCAAGTGTTCCTATGTTGACACATTCTGCGGATGACATAAATGAGAAACCTGAGCGTCTTATCTTTAGGTATATCATCCCAAAGCATCTTGGGTCTGCCTTGCAAGCTTCCCAAAAGAGGAAGAAGATTCTGTTTGCTTCACGGAAGTCAGGATAGCCTACGTCAATGCTTGACCATTGTAGGTACATATAATGAGACCCTGTGATGTAACATGGCTTGCCATTATTGTAGAACCAAAAGCCTTGTTCTCTATAGTCGAACTCATTTTCAATATAGTCAACCCATTTGTTTTTGAACTCTAAAGGCTTCTCGTTCCAGGTAAATATTGAGGGTATCTTCTCAAGTTCTTTTGGTACCGGTACTCGCTCCCAATATTGCTCAGCCTTGGTATCGCTTCTCTTGTACGCCTTGTCGGGTACTGGAGGTAGCGCGATGTTTACGCCTGCGATGTTTATAATTTGTCCTATCTGCCCAGATTTTGATATGACTACTACGTCATACTGCTCATTATAGCCGTATGCCCATGAGCGCACTCTACTCTTATTGCTGATAGATTGCTTTGGTATTAAGTCCTCAACTACATAGTAGAGGTCTTTATTTACTTCTCCTTTCCGCAAAGCCTTGTTTTGATTCTGCTTTAGTAATCCCCCTGTCTGCAAAGTCAAGGGCTTCCCTTTCTGACTCAATCTTGTTGAGTATCTCAAATGCGTCAAATATTGCGAGTCGCTTGGTTGCGGCAGCGTTCTTTAGCTTATCTGCTGCGATGTCACCATCATCTCCGCTTCCCAAGATAGGCTCTTGAGCAATCTTTACCAACTCCTCAATGGCTCGATGACCGGCTGCTATTATTTTCAGTTTTATTTCCCTGTTGCTCATAGCTTCATTGTTACGAAATGATCGAACATCCTATATAGCTTTTCACCATCAATGTCAAATTCGTACTCCCCATTTGGAGCGAAGCAGACTATGTCACCTTCGTTGACACCCTTACTTCTTAAATATTCATTAGGGTACATCATCGTCCCCATCAATGGCTCTAAACTGAACGGTTTCTTTATATAGCTCTCAGTTGCAGGCAGTGGCTTGACGAAGCAATACTTGTCATAGGCATTCCACTTGCCTTCACTTTTGTATAAAAAAAACTGCTCCTCATCAATGAAGAACAGGTCGTCTTTAAAGAAGCTCTTGCCGCTTTTACGTCTTCCTTTTACATCGTTATAGAACTTGAAGACGTTGTGGTGAACTATTAAAGTATCCCCATTCTTAATTGGCCCCTTGTAATTTAATGGTGTCTCTATAACTTCAGCATGGCGGTTTGAGAACCTGTAATCCTCTTCAGAGGTATTTACAATGAACTCTATACCGGCTATTAGCTTTGTGTTGTTATATCGACTTCCATTTACAGGTTTCACTATAAATTGAGTCGGTGATTTCATTAAAAATCTATATTAAATTCGATTGAAGTTGGAATCGTTTGATTAAATTCTTTCCAAAGGACTATCTCGCCCTTCTTGTTGATTATGTATATCTTGATAGAAGAGCTGATATGGTCCCTCTTAATAAGATGAATCTCATTACTATCGCCAAGCACTTTCTGCCCAACGATATAATGGATTGCACCAGATTTGTAATCGGGACCTATCGATATCTTCCTTATGTCCATTAACCTACTTTATTGACTGTTAATATTACTGACGGTACAGTATCTACTGGAGGTACTGCCACTGGAACAGATACAAGCTGTACATTGGCATTTGTTGTGTACCAAACAATCTCTACATACTGCCCTGCATTGAGTTGGATAAATATATTCCAGGCTGCGACAACATAGTGATTATTATTCGCTAATGTCACTATTGTATTTGACCCACCTACATTAACTCCGTTCTTCTTAAAGTATATATTTACATCTCCTACTGACCCACCTGTTTTAGTAAGCTGTGCAGAGAACTGAATATTATAAACTCCTGTTTGAGCTACAGTTATCTGTGTTGGATTACCTAAGCCATTGTTCACAATACTTACATCTGAAGAACCTGCTGATAATCCAAACTCCATAAATTCCTCAACTGACCCTAAAGTAGAATAGCTATTCATGTCGTAGAATGAGCCGTATGCAGGGGCTGCTGGAGATGTCCACTGTGCAGGGAATCCTGCGCCTTGACTAACTAATACATCGCCAATAGCTCCTTCACTACCATTGGTGTAGATAGCTTTGCTTATCTCTACTCTGCTGTTGGCATCGTCAACTTTGATATAAGTTCCGTTAACAGCATTGCCCCAGTCTCCAAGTGAATATTCATTATTAGCAAAGTCAACAATAAAGCCTGACATCAACCATCCATTGTCTCCAATTTGGAAGAAGTTGCCTGAGTATGCTTGTATGCCCTCCATGATAACATCATCTGTAGTAACTTCAAGTGACTGTGACGTTAGTTTATGTATGCCTAAGTCAACAGGACCTGTTGCTCCTATATATGGAACATATGCTGTTAATGCACCTGTTGTAATATAAGTATTATTATCTACAGACCCATCAGCTTTTAGGAACTCAGTAGATAAGCCACCTGCTCTAACGATATTTGCAGCTATTAAATCATGTGGCCCTAAGTTTAATTGAGTTGTAGCTCCGGTATATGGCACATAAGTACTTGACCCAGCGACAGATATAATGTCACTTATGGTAAAGTTTTTAGTCATAAGCATATCGTTAAGGTCAGTGCCGATAAGTTTATCTGACAATGTCGGTGACGAAGGGAATGGGTATGTACTTATTTTAGCCATTTTATTGTTTTTGTGTTACTTCTCCTGTTTGTAAATTTATTACTGAGTCTTGACCGTATTTTCCTATCAGCATTTTCTCGTACTCAAAAAACTCTTGACGCATTGCATTTATCTGATTTAGGATTCCCTGCTTGTTGAGTTCTAATTCTCCGAGTGCCATTTTCGCTTTTGAAAATTCGGCATTCATGCCTTGGATTTTTTCTAGTTCTTCTTTTGAAACGTAAGTCATAATTGATTAGATTTAATTTAAGTAGCAAATATAAACATTTAATTTTGATTTCTTCTTATTGAGCTGCCAAAGTAATAGCCAAATATTGAAATTACAATACCCTCTGTAATGCCGATTAGGTGAATCCATACCTCTTTGTTGTCAACCGGTATTGATAAGTACACTATTGCATAAATCATAAAGCAGAATGCAGCAAGCCCTGTTAGTCCTGTAAGGTAGAACAGAAAGTCATACTTATGAATTTTTGCTATCTCTATCTCTCTGTTTCTTGCAGAGTCTCTATCCTTCAGCTCAAGCTCCTCAAGCTTTAAAATCTCTTGTGAGAGCATTTCTTTATCCTCAGGGGATATGTCATCGGCTAAATTGATTAAGTTCTTTACAATGCCTAATGCGCCCCTGTCAGGCAGTATGTCGCCTACTGTCTGTAAAATCTTTGGAGCTTTCTCGGCTAAGAACTTACCGACTTTTGTGTCTTTGAATTTTTTTCTCATAGTTCAATTAGGGTAAAGTTGATGAGTTGATTAGGTTTGAATATCTTGATAGCTTGGTACCAAATCTTGTCGGGAACAACTAGACATCCTGCTGACCAGGTATCTACTGCATGGCCTATGCCGCCACGGTGAAAGTTGATGCCGTACCAACCTTTGGTTTTAACATTTTTATCAAGCTTTCGGTCTTTGTTGGCATCCCTCCAAATTTCAATTGCACCAGCTTGAAAAAAGTACGGAGCATTCAACCACAGATGTTTCCAATCAGGAGCAGTAACAAACTTATGACTTCCGATTACTTGCTGCTCGCAGGCAACCGCACTACCTGTTATGCCACCAACTGTTAGCGGATTGAACACGATGTAATCTCCAGGAGTAGTTGAGCATGACATAATCATATCGGCTACGCGGTTATTGAATCTCACAACGTAGTCTGCAAACTTATTATCGAAGCTCTGGTCTGTTCTAATCCAAACAAAATCAGTTACAGGCTTCACCCATCCTCTTTGATCCATCTCTGCATCAATCCATTGCTTTGCTCCTCCGAGTGTCAATGGTCCTACTATGCCATCGATATTGCCTTGGTAGTATCCTCTATCTTTGAGTATCTGTTGGAATCCTTTCATTTTTCTAATTTTTCGACTAGATTCAATAGCTTTTTCATTAGTGCTGTATTGTTCTCGATAACATGGTTATTCGAGCTAAGTGTTTCCATCAAGGTTGTTCTGTCTTCAACGAGATAATTCTCAAGCCTTTTCTCTAGGTCAACTATTCTTGTCTCGTTCTTTCGGTGCCATATAAAGAACTGCTTGCCCATGAAGTAGATGATGCCGATCATCAGTATGGCGAATAGTCCTAAGATTCCGTAATTTGTAAGATAGCTTATGTCTTGGGGTACTTGCAAAAACATGGGTCTAGTGTTTGTATTCAACTATCGGTAAGTATCTTACCCACCAACAGTCTAAATTTTTGTTTTCAAATATTTGGTACAGTGGTAAAATCCAATTCTTTTCTGCGTCTAACAATGGTGTAAATAGCTTGAACTCATCGTAGTGCTTGCCATGTAAATACTTTCTTTCATCCTCATCAAGTATTCCACCCAGCATTTTACTCTATTGGAGGGAATGGCGGTGATGGTTTCGGTTTATAGTCGATGAGCGGCAAATCTTTTACCCATTGAAACTCAGGATTGACGCAAAATTCCATCTCTTCAATAGAAATTATCCAATTATCGAAGTCATCCTGTATCGGGTTAAAATAGCTGTCTTCATCATAAAGCTGACCTATTAAGCTATCTTTTTGTGTTTCTGTTAATAGTCCTACTTGTATCATATTTGTCTGCCTAAAGTTGTGTTAAATGCCTGCACCGCAGTATAAAAGTTGCCTACATCTGTATCTGTTAAGCCATCACCGATAGAGGCGAAAGCAAATTGTTTTGATGAAAATATTTGTGCTGCACCACTATTATTTCTTGCACCAACATAAATATCAAAATTTACAGATGTTGTTCCAGCAGCTGTGTTTGTTCCTTTTAAAATACCGTTTAAAAACCCTTTATGATTTGATGATGAATTTCTTGTGTTAATATGAAAACCTCTTGAATCAGTATTTGCAAAACTTACATATTGACCTCCAAAAGATGAATGATTCGTATAATAAGCAACATTTGAAATTCTTGAATCAATACCAAATCCTGCTACAGAGCCATTATAATTTCCTATGTCTTCTTTTACTTCATCAATATTTGTTCTAACATAAATTGACATATGATTATTATTAGTTATTGCAGAAGGATTTAAAAAAGTATTTGCATATGAATTAGTTCCATTGCCTTGAATACCATTTGCACTATGAGTCATACCACCAAAAAATACTAAGCGAAAAGCTGCATTTGTATCCAAAGGATTTTTTAAATTCCATTTGTGGCTTGATGCAGTACCACCAACAAAAGGATAAATGGCTTTCATCTTAGTCCAAATACCATAGCCTTTCATATCTAAAACTAAGGTATTGATAGCTTGCGCTTGAACTTGGTCTTGAATGTCAGCAGCAGTAACAAATGCTTGAGCATCAGGGTCACTAACTGTCTGTGGCCCTACTGACCTTCCTAAAGTTGTGTTGAAATTTTGTACTGCTGTGTAAAAATTAGCGGCTTCAGTATCAGTTAAGCCGTCACCGATAGATGCAAAAGCGCATTGAAAAACACCAAAATTATTACTAGTATTGGCAATATTTATACTACCTATATAAATTGGAAAGTTTATAGCAGTTACATTATTTGCGTTTGCATTACTATTTGTTCCTACTATTAAACCATTTCTAAATAGCCTAAAAGAAGCTGATGTAGTTCTATTATTAGTATAAAATGCTTGTCCTGTTGGTTCAGTATAATTTATTCTATTTGTATTATAATTATAACTATCTGCTTGAACTAAATTACCAGCTGTTGACCTTCCGTAAATTGTAAATAAAGGGATAAAACTACCACCAACCGCAGAACCTATTAAACCAGCACTTGCAGCGGATGTATTTGTTCTTGAATAATAGCTCATGTGAGTATTATTATTTGTTAGTGATGTCGAAGGGCTTAAAAAAGTATTTGCATAGGCATTTGTTCCGTTTGGTAAAGCACCTGTTGCAGAATGTGTCCAACCACCATTAAACACCAACCTAAAAGCCGCATCTAAATCTCTCGGGTCTTTCAAATTCCATTTATGCAAAGCAGCAGTTCCACCAACCATCGGATAAATAGCTTTCATCTTTGTCCAAATACCGAAGCCTTTAAGCGCCACAACTAAATTGTTTATGGCTGTTAAATTTGTCGCACCTGTAAGCCCACTTGCTGTGAAAAATGCTTGTGCATCAGCATCTGTTATTGTAAGTGAGTTGCTTGTTGCTTCCGCTGAGCCTGCTATATTTGTTGCTGTTACAGCGCAGGTTATTGCAAATGTTGCATCAGCTTGGACAAGAGTATATGTTGATGAGGTAGCACTTGCTATGTTGCTCCCATTTCTTTTCCATTGATAAGCATATGTTGGAGTTGGGGCACCTGTCCATGTACCAGTGGTACTTGACAATGTTTGACCTACTACGGCTGTTCCTGAGATGACAGGAGCTACAGTATTTGACGGTGGTATTCCTCCACCGCCTCCTGCGTTCCTTGTCTTTGACATTATTGTATTTGTAATTGTTACTGTTAGCATTTACCAAAGAGCTAATATGTCAGCAGATGTTCCTGTATTCCATACTTTTACTACCTGAACAGGTAAGAATGACCCATTTTGTACGTCAACAAAAATCACCTTATCGTTGCCTGCTGTTGTTACCTCAACATCACCACCTGTACCTACATAAAGCACACAGCCTGTGTTTTGACCACCGGCCATTGGACTTGACTGATAGATAATATAAGCCTCTGGAGAAGCTGCAAATATATTAGCATTCAGCGTAAGGATTGTTGGTGTAGCCGGAGATACATCTGTAATTGTGGCAGAGGCTCCTGTTGCTGTGTTATAGACAATATTGCCAGGATAAATTTGCAGCGCAGGAAAATTTTTACCTGCATCAATCAATTGACTGGCTCCATTCGCTGTTGTTGTTCCAGATGTAGCTACTGCCGGATATGGGATGTCAGCATTATCTGATTTATATACCGCAAGCGCTCTGCTTGGTTGTATTCTTACGTTTGCCATTTTTTATTTTTTATCGTATGGAAAGATTCTGTTTAATGTATCTCTTCGCTCGTCGCATCCGCAGTCCTCTACACCAATTCCATTTATTACTGTCTTGACTACTGTTTTTACGCCTGTAGCTCTTAGTATTTTCTCTACAGTGTCACCGAGTCCTTTACTTTTGCTCATGCTTTTGATATTTTGTTACCCATACCAACTCTTGACTTCTCAGCTTTCTTCGCTCTTAGCTCTGATGCTGTCATCTCGCTTTTGGTCTTTGGTGTCTGTGATGAAATCTTCTTCGTTGGTCGGCAGTATTCATTCTTCCCTCCTGCACCGCAAGGTTTATTTGTCTTTGTGTCCACCCAGTTCTCCTTATCCCAACGCTTTAGGCTTGTGCCCTTCTCTGACTTCACCACATTGCCACTTGCTTTGCGGCACTTGGCTATTGCCTGTGACGCTCTTGCCGATGGGAAAACATCGTACTGTGCTTTGACTTTTTTGTAGCAGGAGTCTTTCATTAGTATTTGCCTTGTCGTCCTTTAGGGTTACTTGCTGTGCTTCCACCTGGTCCTGCCCATAGCTTTTTGCAGGCCCAATATTTTGGCGTTAGCTTATTGTCAGCCTCATCGCATCCATGTCTAGCTTTGAAGCTCTTTCGTGCTGCCGCTGAGTAGTTATGGCCATAGCCTTTTGCTCCAAAATGTAGCAGCTTCTCCTGGCCATTGGCACAAGCCTTGACCATCATCTTTTTACCAGGTCTGTCTGAGGACACCGGCTTGTTGCAGCTCATCTTGGACTTGTTGGCCATTACTTCTTGTATTTTAGGCTTGTATATGCTCTGTCTGTGATGCCATCTTCGTTCTGTGGCACCTTTGGAGTCTCCTCAACCACAGTTTCTTGTACAGTCTCCTTAACTTGTACTGTCTCCTCTACGGCTTCTTCAATTTTTTTAGTCTTTGCCATGATATTTATTTTAGTGTTGCTCTATTTGTTAATGGATTGTATCGATATTCTGATAGGTCATGCTTTGTTTTCTTCGATGCCCTATCTATTGCCCTTTCCTCTGCTGTCATTGCATTTCGCTTTTGACCTTTTGCTGTGAGCGTTCCGTTTTGGTTCATGTCGCCTCTCTTTTTTAAAATATCGACAGCCAATTTCATGGATCCTACCTGCGATGCCAATCTATGGACTAATTGGTTCTCGCCCATATACTTTTGGCTGTCGATTTTCATTAGTATCCCTTTTTAGAAGGCATTGCTTTCTTGGCTGCACCAGACATTACCTTTTTGGTAGCGCCTTTTTTAGGCATAGCCTTCGGCATTTCCTTTGCACCACCTGGGGCTTGCAAACGAGATGCCATTGGGAGATTTGGAGTTGACTTTTTCATGAAAAAACTTATTTATTGTTAGCAAAATTACCCTTTTTTACGAAACTGCATACCGAGGTTCCCCTCTAAGCCACGAAGCCCCTTGATGTCCGGCATCCCTGCCTGTCTTTTCTGCCTGCCTGCACCCTGCTTTAGCTTTAAGTTCTCTTCTTGCAGATTTCTGATCATTTCTACCTGCTTATTCTTGAAAGTAATGTCATTAAGACCTGTCTTCAGGTCAATTTTCTGATATTCGTAGCTCTTAGGCTCAGCCTTTGCAGCCTCTTTAGTATTTTCTTTTGGCTTTGGCATAATATATTTGTTTATTGGGGTCAAATATAATAAGTTTTTCTGATTATCTTTGTAAATATTTTTATAAAATTTAATCTAATGCAAAAAACTCCTCGCAACTACCTAAAATACTGGAAGGTCATACGCCAGTATTACAAGACCAAGTTTGGACTCTTACAAGCTGACCTTGACGTACTGCTTTTTATGTTCTCTGAACGCTATTTTACGAGAGAGCGCTTTAAAAAATTTGACAAAATCCTCACATGGGACCGGTGGCGCTTTGACAAACTGCTAAAAGACGGTTGGTTTGAGGTGTTCAGACCTAAGGAGGGTAAGAAAAGGACTGTCTACAAGATGAGTGACAAGGGCATAAATGTCGTTAAGGACATTTACCGAAAGCTGAACGGAGATGAAATACCAATGACAGCTTGCAACAACCCAATGTTCAAGCGAAAGGTAAAATATACCGATAAGGTTTACAAGAATATGATTATCGAAATGAACAAGTCTATTCAACAAGAACGACGTGGTCTTCACGAATGATGGTATGTTGCTCGCCTGATATGATCATCGTGAACGAATAGCCTTTGTCGTAATAGACTACGTCACCCTCTTTGATTACAGTCACGTCAGTACCTGGCTTGACAACTTTACCCTTGCGGTATCTGAACTGATTAGCATCTTCTCCTGAGAGGATGATGCCTGAGTCTGTCTTTATCTCCTCGTCAATTGAAGAGACCACTATGTATTTGCCTATTGGTTGCATTTGATTAGATTTATGGTAATAAGAAAAATGTTTCGTCACCGATTTTTTTGTAGAACTTTAGCGTGTTGAACCACGCTTTAGCTTTTGCTGATATTAGGCTCATATTGCAGAAGGCATATATCCTTGGCTCACCTTCTCTGATACCATTGCTCACCATGTCAATGGCTATCTTTTTGTGTGTTACTGTAGGCTCAGCTCTCCACCAGATGTAGTTCTCTTTGTTTATGCCGGAGTATGCATTTGGTATTAGTATTGCCTTTGTGATACTGATGCCATACATCTCAGCGTGGACCGCTGCTGTTATTGCTCTTAGGCGCAGCCCCTCTGTATCTGTTGAGTCGGGGGTCTCTGACATAAGCATCTTCGCGAGCCAGTCAACGTCATCCCATTGTGCTTTTGGCTTATTGTTGATGGACCAATTCTTAAAAGTAGGTTTCTCTACTTTTATAAAAACAGCCGGAGCCGGCCTTGAATTGGATAGAGATGATGCCGCAATAAGCAGCAGGAATAATAGTGCATTTTGCATTAGATTAAATTTAAGTTAGAAAAAAAAGGGCTGGGCATTGACCCAACCCCCTTCACTTTAAAACCAAAAAACTAATCGAGAAGTTTGTTTATCTCCATCGCTCTGATAAGTCTGGTTATGCCAATACCAGCTCCTACGCGTGGGATAAATTTATTTTGTAAGAACTCTTCAAGCTCTGATATTACTCTGCTGTACCCAAATAGCTCAAATAATTTCTCAGCGTATTTGCCACCCTCGATGGTGAAAAAGTTCGTTTTCATCTGCTCAGGATTGCAGCTGCGCTCAGCAGAACCGATGGTCTCCTGACCACAGAGGATTACGTCAATCTTCTTCGCTGTTCCGTCATTATGCCTCTCCATATTCCAAAATGGATTGGTGCGCTCCGGAAAGTTACAAAGTAATACTGCGTCAGATACGTCTTGGTATAGCTTTGTCTCTGTGTCATTCTCAATGATGCTGACACCATACTCATCGCATACGTCCTCGTAATTTCTGACAGCAGGAGATTTGAAACCAAGAAACTCAAGCAGCTCAGTCTCTACTATCGCCAGCTCGGTCATCGTCCCATGGAACTCAAACTCAAACATCGGGAATATCATACAGTGACGGCCCTCAATTGGTGCCTCCTCATTGCGGTAGCTTGTTGACAAGCAGTAGAACCCTCTCTCCTCCGGCTGTGTCAGCAGTTCATGCTCTAACCACATCTGCCCAGTCTGCGGTAGCGGATAGATGTTGTGGTTGTAGGTGAATTGAGCAATGCTATGCGGATTCTCGCAAGCCGCAAGTATTGACAACCTGTTCTGCGTATGCACCTCAAGGAGACCCTTGCTGTCAAAAAATTGTCTGAGCAGCTTTACAACCTTTGTGAACTTTTTAGCGTCAATGTGCGGATAGAAAGACGAATGCAAAGAATGTTTCATTGATATAGTAAAATTTATTTGGTTACATTTGCTATCTCAAAGCTACGACCCATCGTGATAATAGCATTGGTGCTTAAAATAGTTGATGCCACACTGACTGCATTTTGCAGCGCACTTCGAGTCACTTTCAATGGGTCAACGACACCCATCTTGATGAGGTCCCCAAACTCACCGGTCTTGACATTATAGCCATGCCCATCAGGCACCATATCCTCACCCTCAGGGACATACCTGCAATACACTGCGTCAAAGTCAAGCCCCACATTGGTGAGTATCTGCCTGATTGGAGCCTCAAGCGCTGCGTCCATGATATGCCATGCTACATTCTGGTCATGGTTATTGCCATCACCTAACAACCTCGTATGGTCAATCTCGTAGATAGCCTTGCCGGCCCCTGGCAATATCCCCTCCTCCAAAGCAGAGCGCACCGCACAGACAGCATCGTCAACACGGTCATACAGCTCCTTCTGCTCCAGGTCAGTATTACCACCGACATAGATGACACCAATGCCCCCTGTCAGTGACGCAATGCGCTCCAACAAGAAGTCCTTGTCAGCTTTTCGCTTAGCAATGGCATGAGCAGACCATAGCTGCTTGACCCTCTCCTCCACCGCGTCAGTCTTAACCCTCGCATTTGACTTTAGGATTATTGTCTGGTCAACCGAGACAATGACCTTGGCAGCATGGCCCAAGTCACCGTAGTTGATAAGCGACAAGTCGTCACCGGTCTTCTCGCTGAAGTATGTCGCGCCAACGCTCAGCGCAATGTCCTGCATCAGCTCATGCTGCTTATACCCAAAATTGGGTGGCGGCACCGCGCAGATCTTGACATTACCCTTCACCACATTAGCCGCAAGCGTATTCACCACATTGGTGCCACATGGCGCAATGATCAACAGCTTCTTATTCTCAGATATAATTGGCTTTAACACCGCCTCAATCTGCAAGATATTACTTATCTCAGTGTCAGCAACCAATACCATCACATCCTCAAAGACGCACTCGTCCTTCTTATGGTCATTGACGAACAAATTTGACAGATAGCCCCTTGCTACCTTGAGACCCTTAGTCGTCTCAGAGTATGTCTCACTCGTCTGCGACTTCTCAACAGTGACAATACCAGTACGCCCTACCTCTCTGT